GAATTTATCTTATCTTGTCCTTCTAAGACAAGCAATAACATCTCTTTTTGTGTCATTCCATTACCGTTATTATCTGCCATTAATTTTCCTTACAATGTTCGCTTCCGTGTTTGCAATTACAAATCTGTACAAAAGAGCCGTCATCTTTTTTAGTTACCATACACATAGTATCAACCAAATATTCCTATAAATGTTCTATCTGCAAGTTCCGAAGAATTAGTTCTAACTCTTAAATATCCGTCAGATAAAAAATCAAAATCATTCAAAAAAACTAAACCGTCAGCAGTATGTTGTATGTCTTGAGTTATTCCTGTAATATTTGTAAAGTTATACCAAAATGAATTGTCAATACTGAACTGTAATTGAAACTTATTACTTGTTAAAACACTAGGCATAATTAAAGCTCTTAATTTACTACCTTGCATATCAAAGCTATTACTATTTTGGTCGTCTGTTGCAATTGTAATTGTCATATTCTCTGTATAGTTTTTAAGCCGACTATATGGCTCTGTTGGTTGTACCATTTTTATTATCCTTTATTTTTATATTATTTTACATTAAAACATTGACCAAAGTCGCAATAGAAATTCCTGCAATTATCCAACCATAGATTTCAGCTCTTGTTGGTCTTGTATTTATATCTTTTTGTAATTCATCTAATTTGTTAAAAATCTTTTCTATATCTAGCATAATTCTTTCTGTCATTTCCTTTTGTGTATATCCGTTATTTTCACTCATTATTTTCACAATTTTCACTACCATGTTCACAATTACAAATTTGAACAAATGAACCGTCAGGATTTTTAGTTACTAAACACATTATGGTAAATCATCCTCTTGAATAGGCGTAATCCAATCCCATTCTTTATCCCAATCTTTTTGAATAGATGAACTTGTTATTCTTTTAATAAAATTACTAATTTCTTTTAAAAAAAATCCTAGTAAAAATCCAATTATATAATCCATATTTAACCACTTATTTTAAATAATAACTCACTAAATAAACTTTCTTGCATATCTAAATCTTTTTCTAATATGCGTAGTTGCGTCATCATTGAACTATGAGCTATTTGCAATTCCTCTATTGTATTAAATAACCAACCAATAACGCCTATTAAAGCAGTTATTAATATTGGCATAAGCATTTTAAAATCTATTTTCATGAATTATCAAAAGTTTGTTTTGGCTTATATTGTTCTAATGCATGTTGTATTACTGTAATAAAACTAGATAAAAAAGCTACGCCTAACAATTGAACCATATCTGCGTCTATAATTCCTGAACTATTTGCTAAATATAATGATATTGCAGATTGTAGTCCTGTTCTAAAAGCTTTTGAAAACATAAATTTCCAATATGCTTTCCAATTACTTTTTTTCATTTATTCCTCCTCAGGTTTAAATATTTGTGTCTGCTTTTTATTATACAAAGGACATTTTTTGTTCGCACATAATAGATAGCCATTTTTAATAATATATTTAATTTTGCATTTATGACAGAGCATTAAAACTCCTTTAGATTATATTTTTGCCTTTAACTAAAGCTAATAAAATGCCTAATTGTCCTGATATATGAGATAATTTTTCATCTTGATTATCAATTAATTTTTGCATTTCTGAAATATTTATAACATGGTCTTTTGCTTTATTATCTGGTCCTAAATTGATTTTAGATATATTAATAGTTACCTTACTACCTTGTAATAAAACTGCTGATACTTTTCTATACATTTGTTCATATGCTTTTCTAGATTTACCTACCATGCCGTCTTTACTTAAATCTAAATCTTGTTGTGTATTTCCAACTAATATACAACCTGAAGTATGTTCATCTGTATTACCAGAGTGTATTAATATATATTCAAATTCAGGTACATCTTGTAGCCATAACATACCATAATGAGCATTTTTATATCTTTCAGAATATCTTTGATGAAAACCACCTACTTTTCTAAATTTAATTTCATAAGAGCCCTCTGGAATGCAAGTTTCATGCATAACTTTAACTGCTTGGTATTGGTCTTCTAATGTATAACACTCAAATTTTCCGTCAATAAATAACAAGCCATTTGTTGCGTCATTGCCAAATTGTGTCCTAATAAGGTCTATTTGCATTATTCAGGTTTTGGATTATCAGCTTTAACTTGTGCTATGTGGTCTGCCCAAGTGGTTGTTCCATTAACAGAATCCCAATATTGCATATCAAGTTGGTCTGCTATTGAACCATAAGCCTCTTGCCTAGCTTGAATATAACCAAACTGTTGGTCGTTCCACATAGAATTAGCTTTATCAATAATTGCTTGGTCATAATCAGCTTGTGAAAATTCCAATCTCTCATTATTAACTTGCTTGTACATTGGTTTAGCGTCCTCAACTTCTTGAGTTGCTATAACTGTTAGTTCTTCTAATGTTGCCATATCTCTCCTATCTTACTATATATTTCTTATACTTACTTCTTTAAACCATATAATGTGAAAGTTCCTTCAGTTATATTTCCACTAGAATAAAATAAATGTACTCCATCTGTGGCTTGTGCAACTGTCAAAACTTCTCCACCCTGCCTACCCTGTAATGCAGGTGAGTGTTCTAAAAAACTTGTTTCAGTTGTGATAAATGAGTATTCACTAGCATTGTTAAAATTAAATAAATAGTGAACTCCATTGAATTGTTCCCCTGTTCCTGTTCCTGTATTTCCAATATTAAACTGATTTAAATTTGTATAAGAACTATTGTTAAAAGTTGTATTTGCTCTTAATACTTTTGCTCCACCATCATAATTTGCTGAAGTATCAGGTGTTCCTGAAACTGTTAATCTTATTCTTAAACCTACTGCATCAGTATCAGCAACAACATTATTATATTTCAACATATACACATCATAAGTGCTATCAATACCTGTTAAAGTAACACTTGCTACTG